TTGGCTTAATACTTCTATGTCTGCTATTTTTAAATGGGGATAAATTTCTGCAAGATGCATTTTCTTTCTCTGCTCTTGCACAAACTGTTTTGAGTACTCTGTTAAATCCTCGCTATTTGCTTTAGGATAAATCTTTGTAAAGTATTCTTTGATTTCTTTTACTTGTGCTGGTTCTTTTAACAAACTTACACGTTCTTTAATCTGTGGTAACCACTGATGATATTGTTTACCTTTACCGGGGCTTGCCGCACACATCATATACCATTGTAGTTTAGGATGCTTTGATACATTCTCATTAAAGAAGTATTTGTTAGCGTGATATTCTGTACTCATTGCATAGTATCCTGCAATATCACTAGAACCCTTTACATAACTTAACCACTTGATTAACATAAACGGAACAAACTTACGTTGTTGCTCGGGCGTAAGTCTATCATAATAACCATAGTCCTTCTTGTCTAGTGCCGCAATAGCTTCAAACAAGTTAAAGTCTTGATTCTCTAATTTTTCATCTTGTGGTATTGCTATTTTCTTTGTTGCCATTAGAATGCCTGACTATAATCTACAATCTCACAGTTGCGACTAATCTCTTTTACAAAGTATACACATCTTGGCTTAGGTCCATCATCTAACGGTACACACAAGAATTGTCCATTCTTTAATCTAGGTGCATACCAAGTTACATCGTGATAGATATCTACAATCTCAATAGGTACAAAACTCGGACTGAATGAACTAAGTGGATTAAACTCAAACGCATTGAAGCCTCTGTCATTGATACTAGTTAGTGGTAGTGTCTCTAAGTCACCGTGTTCTTGTTCACCGATTAGTATCTGCCAATCAATAGGCATCTTAATTGTACTGTTACCAATCTTCAATACAAGCGCAGGGCTACTAAATGATTCTAAAAAGATTAGTGGGATATAATGATAGTCTACGTTTTGTGGATTACTATTGTCTAGTATTGCAAAACGCAAGTCATCAATCTCTTCGGGGAGTGTTTCTAAGTTATAGAATTCGTTGTCTAGGGTTAATATACGCATAATGTATTATATCAGGTTCTTATCTATATGTCAACTTTTCAACGTCAAACGGGTAGTTTGCCTCTTTATAAAAAGCTTTACGTTGGGTCAAATGTCGTTTGGCAAACTTACAACTGCTTGTTATGTCCCAGATTTGTACAAAGTCTTTATCCTCTGCTTTACGAATGCCTCGACCGATGCTTTGGATAACACGGACGAAGGATTTTCCAGGTTCAATGAGAACCAGATTAAAAATACGAGGTATGTTGATACCAACAGCGGCGACACCATAAGTAGCAACAATGATTTTATTTGTGCTGGTTGCAATTTCGTCATATTCTTCTTTCCTATCAACCATATTAGTAGCACCACTGACAAACACACTGTCCGGTAACCTACTAATAATTTCTTTACCTGCATTAACTCTATCAACTAGGACCAAGACATTACCACTTTCTTTAATCTTTAATATCAATTCAGCAATAGCATCAAGTCTATTTGTATCTTCCAATAAGTGTTTCAATTCACTTTGGTAATTAGTAAACTCTACATCGTCTTTCAGTTGTACGATATTAACGTGACATTGTGCTAATACACCTTGATCCTGCAATTCACTTGCACTTAATTTACTGATTACGGGGCCTAAACTAACAAACAAAGATTGTGCTTCAAATTTAGCTTTAGGGATAGTTCCAGTCAGACCCCAACGAATTGGGACCTTAGCAAAGACACCAGTCAATAATGTTTTTAATGCATCAGCTTTAGCCATATGCACTTCATCAACCATTACACAAACAACACCTTCAATGAAGTCCATAATATCTGCTTCACCTGCTTTTGTTTTCTTAAGCATATTGTTAAGACTTTGCCAAGTACAGATAGTATGTGTTTTGTTGTATTCTTTACGATCACCAAAGTATACACCAACATCTAATCCAAGATTGATGTAATCTGCTTCTGTTTGCGTTACAAGTGACTTGTTAGGAACAATGACAATACTACGGCCATATTGTTCTATGCTATAACTTAGTGCGGCAGTCATTAATGTTTTGCCTGCACCTGTTGCAATTTCTTGTAGTGATTGTGGGTTCTTTAAAAAGTTGTTGACGATACTGATTTGATAATCACGTAACTCTACGGGTGTGCCTTCTTTAGGATGACCTTTAGGCCAATTCTTATGAGCAAACGTTGATTCGGACACTTCAGCGAATTCGAAGGTTGTAGTGTAATCCCTGGTGTCATCCAACTCAATATCATATCCTGCTCTATCAAGTACAGGTAATATTTCTTCTAACAAATTAATGTAAGTACTTCCCGCTAAACTGAAATAGCTTACCTTACCATTCCATCTACCCAATCGTACTGCAGGTAGATAACGTGCTCCGGGTACTTCGTACTCAAACATTTTCATCAGTGCTTTACGCTCTGCAAGTTCAAGGCCTTCTATCTTTACGTTAACTTCATCTTTAACGATTATCTTACATTGTTTCATTTAATTCCCAAATTTACAGGTTCTGAATTTACACATTTTATAGTTTTAAATAGAGTTGTAGGCAAATCCATTGCTCCGTAATTTCTATAATGTAGCATAACAGGTTTCTCATATGATTTCAAGTTAGAGTGGTCTCTTATGATAATAATTTCTAATTCATTTAATAGATTTTCCGAATATTCTCCTAATAAGAATAATTGTTTGAAATTAGAACTTAGCCTTGAGGATTCGGATATACCATCACATCCCAATTCACTTAACCATTTAATAGCAGTTTCTAATTCTTTAATTTCAAATTCACTTTGAAAATTAACAGCAAGGTTTACTTTACGTGGATCTTCAATAGTAGAGAAATATTCTATAACAGAATCACTGATAGCAATTCCATATTGAACATAATCCGCTATCATTACTAAATCGTTGGTTAGTGGTATATCTTTAATAATATCGTATAGTACTTCATTGAGTGCGGCTACATAGAAGTAACCATTGTTATATACAAGTGTCGGCTCCCAATATTTAACTGATTCATATTCGCTAAGACTGTTAATAATATCTTTAGCAATTGGGCAATAGTCTATAGCCTCAAAATGATCGGCACTTAATGTAATTAGCATTTTTAATGTTGTTGGGCCGTACTCAATTTCATATTGACGTTTGTCCCTGTGCCATTCCATTGAATGTATTGGATTCTTCTTTAGTGCAGTTAAAAAGTTTTTATTAAAAGGTGATCTAAAAATTATAGTGTCTTTTAAAATAGCAATAGATGCGTTTGTATATTGCGGAGAACTTTCTACAACGTTGCATTTCCAAGGTAATATCAACAAGTTATCAATATCAAATTTTTGTTGTGTAAACTGTTTACGGTATTTTAATGCAATCTTTCTAAAAAGACTATCCTGATTAGTAGTGATTGTATTCTTTATGCCGATTAGATTAGTTAAGTTATTTACAAACTGTAGGTCATACCTGCTTAATCGTATATTGATAAGCATAAAGGTGCCAACATCTTCAAGTGTCTTAAAATCCATTCTTTATTATATCACAGGTATACAGTATTTACAAACATAATGGTTAAAGGAGCAATGCTCCTTTATCGGAGAGGACTTATTGACGTTGCCTCTACGCACACTGCAGGGTTATGCAGATTTCATACACGTTGTACGTGCAAGATTTTTCCAGTTGTTCGGGCTAATCTTCACTAAGTCAGCAATCTTCAAACACATACGCAAGGACACTTCACGTAGTTTTGTATGATTGTCCCACATAAAGTCAATCACCATTTGTGATTGTTCTTCTGTAAAATCATAATCACTAAACAAACCACCTTCAGCATCACGATGTACCTGCTTGATACGCAACATTTTGTCACGATCACCATCAATAGTCAGGTCCAGAAAGTGACAACGTGACTGCAATGCTTCTAAGTGATCCTGCAATTTTTTAGACTTCAAGTTGCCGAATTTCAAGTTAGTGATAAAGATAGCACTACCATTGAAGTTGAAAGTATTCGGGATACCTTCTTCACGCAACAAACGACTGTCAGAGTTCCAGCAAATTCTACGAGTCTTACCTGAATCTAATGCGGCCTTCAAAATGTTCAATGCTAAGTCATCAGTAAAAACTGAATCACAATCATCGAAAATCAACACGTTTTTAGTGTCAGAATATTTGTACAACTGAGCATACAAACCCAATGCAGTCATAGCACCTTTAACAATGTTAAAGCGAACACGTTTGCCTGCAAGTTTGTCAAACATACTTGCTTTTTCCATTTGTGTTTCAACACCATATGACTTGCCGACACCGGGCGGGCCTGATACAATCATAGCACGGATATCACCATTGATTGCCGCACGTGACATTTCATCAAGGACCTCGAAACGAGCCGCAATACGGTCCATTGCTTCTGTTTCAGTTTCTTTAGCTACTTCAGCTTTTGCAAATTTTACTGTATTTTCTGTCACATTTTCTCCATTCAAAAATTCAATTTCATTGATACTATCAACAAGCACCTTGACTTCAGGGATGTTGATTGCGAATTGACCGTCATTTTTAACAGTCACATAACCACCTTTAGCACCGGTCTGAAAACCTTTAACTAATGTAAACTCTGTATTGACTACAGATTGTTTACGATAAGAGCCAGAGAGAATGCGAATAGTAGACATTTGTTTCCTTTATTTCAGTGTCAATACAAGTATTGTATCACGTTATCCATTTATTGTCAAATTTTGTGCCTTATGCGGCCTTACGAAAATACCCATAAGGTAAGCTAAGTGTCCAAGCCAAATACTCATCATCGCCGTTAGTGTCCTCAGCTTCGTGGATCCAACGAATTGCAGTAGCACGGTCCTTAGCACCTGAATACATCAGGTCACTGACCCTTTTCTCAAAAGAGAAAATTGCGTGTTGTTCTGACGCAACACGGACCTTTTCTTCGGCTTCAATAGCTACACCGAGTCCTTCAAACTCAGCTTCAAAATCCTCAAGGGTCCAGTGTGAGGTGTCAACACCACGGGGACGGACACCATAAGCATCCTTATACATATCCCAGTAAAGTTCCCGGGCTTGTTCCAATTGCGTCAACTCTTCCCAAGATTTGAATTCTGTAGTCATTTCTAAGTCCTTTTCTTTACTGTCTAAGATTCTATTATAGCAGAAACACCATTTATTGTCAACTTTTTAGCCACGAATTTCAAACGCAAATTCAGTGCCGGCCCTAGTAACATAAATCTTACGGCCATAGACCGTGATGTAACCCCATTCACCGTCTTGGTAAATGTCGTGCGGGTCTTTTTCAATGGTAACATTACGTACAATTTCACAGAAACCATTGCGCCACGTGGGCAATTTTTGCTTGAAATACTTGTCGTTGTCACGTTGAACAATGAAGATTTTTGCTTTCATTTTAGACCTTTATTTAACTATCTAAGACTCTATTGTATACCCAAACTGATTTATTGTCAACCTTTGGTAGCTTACTAAATATCACTATGTCAAAAATAAAGATGGTATATGATTGGTATGGTCCGCTTTTACCAATTATTAATAATAAAATAAATCCTGATTTTATATTTAAAACAGTGTTAGATAATACAAAGAATATTACATTCCCTTCATATGGGCATTATCCAGGGCCTTCTATATTAATGTTTAAAGATATGGAAATAATACCTAGTTTTGCATTGAAAGATAATGATACCTTTATATATCCTATAACTAATCCAGAAAGTAATGGAATAATTTCTAGTTTTGAAAAGGATAATATTAATACATTCTTTAACGGCGGAAGAGATATATTGAAGGATACTAATATATCAGATACTATTCTAAATAGAATTAGAAATGGTAATGGTTATTTAATGATTCAAATGACAGGAGAATCGTGTATAACGGATTATCATATAAAAATAATACATTCGTACTTCAACGATTATCAAATACCGTTAAATAAAATAATATATTGTATGAGCAGTATAAATGCAAAAGAAATATACAAGGATTATTGTGATAGAAATGAAATAAGATATAGGATGACGATTGAAGTAATAGAATGGTTTGACTATATGGCAGGGGTGTATATAAAAGATTATGGTCATTTACTTCCAAAAAATAAAGATTATTCAAAAATAGAAAGAACTTTTTTATGTTATAATAATCGATGGAGGTCACATCGTGCTTGTTTATATACCATTTTCTATAAACGTAATTTATTAGAACATAGCTATTTTAGTATGTCGGATGAATCTGGTTTTATATACGAATCTTGGGCAGATTTTTGGTATTCTAAAAAAAACGGGAGAGACGGGGGAGAAGTAATAGGGCATAGATTAGATGTACAACATAGGGATATTTGGCATTTGAGTGAACAGTTACCATTGGTAATTGATCCTATATCTGATAATGCAACAAAAACAATGTTAATATTACCTGAATCTTCCAATTTACATCATAAATCATTGATAAGTGTGGTTACAGAAACCAATTTTATATCCAACGATGTATTCATTACTGAAAAAACTTGGAAGCCAATTGGTAATAAACATCCATTTATAATTGTAGGGCCGTATCATTCATTATATTATTTAAAACAAAAAGGATACAAAACATTTAGTGATTTCTTTGATGAGAGTTATGATAATATGACAGACCCGGCAGAAAGATTATTGAGAATAGGTGAACTGTGTTCTGAAATAAATGATTGGTCAGATGCAAAAAAACAAAAATTTTATAATCAAACTGAATCAATAACAAAACATAACTTTGAATTATTACAATTGGCAAAATTAGGATATAAATAAAAAATGCAAAAAACTATAAAATTAGCGTATGACTGGTATTCTCCGAAATTTCCATTGAATAACAATCAATCCTCATTTGTTGATGCCATAGAAAAAGCTAGAAAAATAGATGATAATGGACGCAATAATGTAATAAGAAATACATTGTTCCCTTATAGGTCTTTAGAAATCTTTTCCAAAGATGATACTTATGAATATGTAACTAGTGCGAG